ATGGGGAAACTCTCGTAGCAGATAGTTCCACTTCAACAGGCTTGCGCTATCAAGCAAACTTCGCAGCAGGCAAAAACAAAATCATTAACGGAGATTTTAACATTTGGCAACGTGGAACAAGTTTCACGTCTCAAACGTTTGGCACTTATTATGCAGACAGATGGGTGGGTGGTGCAGATGGTGGCGGTACTAGAACAATTAGCCAGCAAACATTTACACCAGGAACAGCCCCAGTTGCAGGTTATGAAGGAACTTTCTTTCTTCGCGCTGCTCGTAGCGTTGCGGGTTCAGGTTCAACGTTTGATGTTATCGAGCAACGGGTTGAAGATGTAAGAACATTTGCTGGGCAAACAGTCACTTTTAGTTTTTGGGCTAAAGCAGATTCAAGCCGAACTATTAGTTATAGTCCAGAACAAGTTTTTGGTTCAGGCGGGTCTGCAACAGTTGCTGCGACAGGTTCGAACTTTAACTTAACAACCTCTTGGCAAAGATTTACGCACACAACAACTATTCCTAGTATTTCGGGAAAGACCATTGGAACTGGGTCTTATCTTAATTTACGTTTTTACTTGCCAGTTAATACGACTTTTACTATTGATTTTTGGGGCGTACAGGTTGAGGCAGGTTCAGTCGCTACCGCTTTCCAAACTGCAACTGGAACAATCCAAGGAGAATTAGCCGCTTGCCAGCGGTATTACTGGCGAGCGACTCCAACTGCCACAGGTAATATGATTTCAACATTAAATAGCGCATACGCAAATAATGGAATTGTTGTTGTAGTACAGAACCCAGTAACAATGAGAGTAAAAGCAACATCAATAGACTCAGCAAGTGTTGAGCTAACTGACTGGGTAACAGTAACGGCTTCAAACTCAGTCACATTAGATGCAAACTCAACAGCTAGTTTTTCTGTCGCTATTGCGACAGTTGCAGGAACGCCTTTAACGCTATACAGACCTTACACATTAAGAGCAGGTGCATCATCAGCCTACATCGGATTCAGTGCGGAGTTATAAAATGGACAATGTTAAATTTGTTAAGATTGAATTTCCAGAAGGAACAATTACAGAACACGCGATTATTGACCGCGGCAACGAGGAATTTACTTCAATGTCTAAGGAAGAATACGACCGCCGACAAGCGGAACAATCCACACCGAACCTAGCGGTTTAGGTGCTATCATCTAAGGTATGGAACTCATACCAATAGAACAGATCGCAGAGCAGCTTCACAACCGATACCGCACCAGCGGGTATTCTGAACAGTTATTTAAGCAAGATATGCAAATTATCCGCCGTTTGGGGGTTCACCCAGCGGTGGCAACTTATGCCGATCTTGAGCGTGTTATTCTTCAAGCTACAAAGCAATCCACAAAGGCAACCTATGTAGCCCGATTGCGCTCAATCTACAAATCCTTGAATAAGATGAACCTAGTCAACGGCAATAACCCTGCCGAAGCCCTGCCTCAAGTTAAACCAGGCAGAGGCGTGCCAAAGCCCGTGACAAAAGGCGAATATCAAAAATTGCTGGCAGATGCCAAGAATAAACTGATGCACGATTGGTTCATTTTGGGTGGCACCGCTGGCCTTCGCGCAATGGAAGTTGCCAACATCAAGGGTTCAGATTTGATTGAACACGAAGATGGCTATTCTTTACGGGTACAGGGCAAAGGTGGCACTGACCTGATTATCCCAGTTTCACCGATAGTTTCAGATGTAATTAAGTCCTACAACACGCTTGGCAGGTTGTGGCAAGTTACCCCTAACAAACTTTCAAGCAGGGCAGCAAATGAAATGCGCCGTATTTTGGGCGAGGATGCTAAGCATTTTCACTCATTGCGGCACTATTTTGCTACTACAATGCTTGAAAAATCAGGGGGCGATTTGATTGCAGTAAAAGAGTTGATGCGACACACCAGCGTTGCTACAACTCAGATTTATACCCAGTTGGCTCAAGGTCGTACTAGATCGCTGGTAAATCTTTTAAGTTAGATTCGGGGGAATCAATGCGTTTTCATATTGTGGCATTGCCACACACACAGGTAACAAAAGAGTTCGCAGGGTGCGCCTTTACTGAAAAGGTGCGCCGCTTTTGCATAATGATGCACGACTTAGGCCACGAAGTATTCCTTTATGCTGGCGAAGAAGTTGAGGCACCTGTCACAGAACTCATTACTTGCGTGTCAAAGAAGCAACAAGAGGCAGCCCTTGCAGGTGTAGCTCATTACACCCAGTTCCCGTTTGACGGGTGGCTTTGGGATAAATTCAATGCAAAGGCAATTGCTGAAATTGCAGATCGCATTGAAAAAGAAGATTTTATTTGCCTTATCGGCGGCAGCGCACAAAAGCCAATTGCCGATGCCTTTCCAGCGCACTTGAGCGTGGAGTTTGGCGTTGGCTACGGCGGTGTGTTTGCCAAGTATCGTGTGTTTGAGTCTTATGCCTGGATGCACTCAATCTATGCAGGGTGGAAAAACCCAACAACGGCAGATGGCCAGTTTTATGATGCGGTCATTCCAGGGTATTTGGAACCTGAGATGTTTCCACTGGGCGATGGGCAAGGTGATTACTACCTGTTCATTGGTCGCTTGATTGACCGAAAAGGCTACCGAATCGCCCAAGAAGTGTGTGAGCGACTAGGCAAGCGGCTTATCTTGGCAGGGCCTGGTGAGCAAAGCGGGTATGGCGAGTTTGTGGGTTCAGTTGGACCTGAAGAACGAGCTGAATTGATGGGTGGAGCAATAGCCACCTTTGCACCAACACTTTATGTAGAACCTTTTGGAAATGTAGTAATTGAATCGCAGGCTTGTGGAACGCCAACAATCACAACTGATTGGGGCGCGTTCACTGAGAACAATCCTGATGGGGTTTCAGGCTTTAGGTGCCGTACTTTGGCTGAATTTATGCAGGCAGCCGAAGGGGTCAAATACCTAGATCGGGCCAAAATCCGCAATCGTGCAGTTTCCTTGTATAACCTTGATACTATCGGCCTTCAATACGAGGCATACTTTAAGCGCCTGTTGACCCTTTGGGGCGATGGCTGGTATGAAATGGGGGATGCAAATGGATAGAGGCGAAATACTAGATGAAGCCAAACGCCTTACTCACGGTGACAGAAACAAGAATTATGGCAAACCGCTTACCAATCATCAGCGCATTGCAGGTTTGTGGAGCATATTTTTAGAAACTGAAATTACACCTGCTCAGGCTGCAATGTGCTTGGCACTTGTCAAAGTTGCCCGTGTTATTGAAACACCCGATCACCTTGATAGTTTTGTGGATTTGGCGGCATACGCCAGCATCGCAGGCGAGATTGAAACCGACATTTAACGAGGTATTTGAAAAAGTTATTGTTATCAATCTTGCTAAACGGCCTGATCGAATGGCGCAGATTAAAGCGCAGTTAGATGCTCACAAAATTACCTTTGAACGCTTTGAAGCTATTGATGGGCAGGAACTGGGCGTAAGTGGTGTTGCCGCCTGCACAATGAGCCACCGAGCAGTCATTGAGAAATACAAAGATTGTCAAAGCCTATTTATCTTTGAAGATGATGCACAATTGAATTCTGATTTTGAGCAGTTATGGGATAAGTTTATTGTCAACCTACCCGATGATTGGCAAATGATTTATCTTGGATGCAATAGGATTGAAAGCAATCTAGTTGCCGATGGGGTGGGGCGATTGCTGCAAGGTGTTGCAACCCACGCATACGGGGCAAAACAGACAATTTTTGATGATCTTATCCAAGTCAGTAAATCTGCAAATCCAATTGACATTTCGTATATGCAAATGCAGGTGTCGGTGCCAACTTATGTGGCAATGCCGACTATGGTTGGCCAGGTTCCTGGGTTTTCAAACATTGAAGAAAGATTTACAGATTACACATTTTTGTTAGGATAGTTTTAGGCGCGAAATCGCCCCCATAACGAAACCGCCACCTGCAGCCGTTCCTGCAAGTGGCGGTTTCGTGCTTTTAATTACAGTTTGTTCACATAATCACGCAACGCGTTAATAATGATTGCAGTTGCAGTAGTGCCTTCATTTCGCGCTTTTTCTAAAGCTGATTGCCACAACTCGGAATCAATGCGGATTGATCTAAGTGGGGTCATAGAATCACGCACTCACTCATTGAACCCCAGCACCAGCCAAGAAACTCAGCGCTAGGTGCATCAATGCCAACCCACCAAAGGTTTGCAGCAACTTGCCAAATGACAATCAGGCCAACTGCAATTGCAATTGCTCGTACGCGCTTGCCACGCTTTGTAATCATCTTAGTTTTCCAGTTCTTGAATATGTGCAATGGTCAGGGCAGAGTTCACAATTGCCCTGCGAAGTGATTGCTTCATTTCGTCAAAATCGCCTGATTCGCTTGCTTCATTAAGATCACGACTAATTTGATACATAGTGTCAGCAATATCAATTACCAAAGATTTCATAGCACCCATTTTAGTTATTCTCCAAATTCGCTAGGTATGCCTCAAAGCAAGGCAGACATAAATTGACTTTCATAACTGATTCAAATGTTTCTTTGCAGGCATTGCACTTGCAGGTGTAATTGGTGCTAAACATTTATGCACCTGCCTTGTAATTAACTAGATCGGCATACTTTGGGTCATTCATCATCATTTGTGCTTGCTTTGCAGTAAATACAATTTGTGCTTTTGTTGATGAACCCCAATGAAAGTCATCAAACCAAGTTGAAATAAAATCTTGAATTTTTATTGCTGAATCAATATCAATATTTAATCCTTCAGCAATTGTTTGTGTATAAATATTCATTTTGCTATCCGTTCTATTGAGAGCCGTTCCCCCAATGAGATAAACTTAGCACCTGTATATACAGACAGGCAACATTTGACCCACAATTTGATAACGGTTTCTAGGCATGTTAGGCTCAAATCTAGGCGTGGAAACTCGAAGAAATTGGGGAATTGCTAGGGTTTCCACGCCTTTCCATGCCTTGCCCTACACTTGGCCTATGACCACGCTAATCGCCTTTCAGGGGCCTAATTTTGCCATTCTAGGGGCAGACTCTCAGGTGACCGATGGGGATAAGCGCATCATCTCACCCAGCACACCCAAGATCGTAAAGCTGAAAAAGTACCTATTGGCAGTTAGCGGTGATTGCAGGCCAGGGGACATTCTCACCTACAACTGGACACCGCCAGCCTACGATGGCACTAACCCAGTTACCTTTATGGGTCGAAAGATCATCCCAAGCATCATTGCTGCATTTAAGTTGCAGGGATTTGATTACACCAAAGAAGGAATCAGTTACTCATACCTGTTGGCATTTGCTGGCAATGTATTTGAAATTGGCGATGACTTGAGCGTTACCCAATCTGAAGATGGCCTGTATGGGGTCGGCTCAGGCAGTGCCTACGCGCTTGGCGCATTGGCGCAGGCAGTGCCCAATGTGGGCAGGGCTGAAATCCTCAAAGCACTTGCCATTGCCGCCAAATATGACATCAACACCGCTAAACCTTTTCAGATTGAGGTTCAGCGAGTCTAAGCGTTGCACTGTTCAAGTGTGTGTAGTATGGGCGCACCTACTTTGAACGGAAAGGAAAACTATGTTTTGGTTAGGCTTAGTGTGTGGATTTATAGGCATTATTTGCCTGTATCTCATCATCATTGCAGCTTTTGAAATTGGTGAAGGCCGATGAACTTAGAAAAGGAACCACGCGACCCGCTATTTTCAATTCATAATCATTCAGACGGCAGTATTGCCCTTTATCTTGAAGAACAAGATGCAGTAAAGGATTTAGTGCAAGATGTTGTTGGTGCTTACGAATTAGATGATTTGGACTTGTTGCGCCATTCGGCAGATCGCTCGGTTAAATCTGAAAACTACTTTGAACACCTAGACAATGCCCGCGATAACTTGGGCGAGAACGCACCATTGCTTTGCAATATGACAGAGCAAGAAGCACTTATTTTGGCTGAAGATTTGATTCGAGCAGTTAAGTTTGCCCGCATTAGTCGTGAGGCTGGCACCACTTACCCATCATTGAAGGCGGTTAAGTAACTCAATGGCTAATCCCAACGGGCGCAAAGGCGCACAATTTGAAACCGATGTTATGCGTTGGCTTCGTAGTGCTGGTGCTTTTTGCGAAAAGTTGGCGTTGGCAGGTAAGGCAGATGAAGGCGATTTAGTCGCAATCATTGGTGGCAAGCAATACATTCTTGAACTCAAGAATCGTAAAACAATAAGTTTGCCTGAATTTTGGCGTGAAGCTGAAGTTGAGGCAGAAAACTATGCAAAGGCACGCGGTTTAGCCGAGGTTCCATTGCATTACATCATTCTCAAGCGCCGAAACGCTGGGATTGAAAAAGCCTGGGTAATCCAGGACCTTCAACAATGGCTGGATGAAAAACATTGAGAACTTTTGATTTCTTTGTTGATCTACCCCGATTTGATGAAGCAAAGTGTGCAGATGTTGAGGATAAAGACTTCTTTTTCCCCATCAACCGCGCACAAGAGGCAGAAAGACTGCACCAACTTAAAGCAATATGCGCAAGTTGTATTCACGAAAAGGAGTGTTTGGAGTACGCACTAGAAAAGCAAATTCCATACGGCACTTGGGGTGGCCAATCGCCAACCGAAAGAAATGCCGTTGTTGCAAAGGATGATTATGCCTTCAAAGGGATGGCGTTAATGATTATTCAATTGCATAAAAAAGGAATTCTTGCCAACGAAATTGCGGTTCAACTTCACACCTCACCTGGCTATGTCAGGCGAGTGCTGAAGAAGTTGGCTGCAACTGAACAAGGAGCAGATTCATTACACCAACAGACAAAAGACTCATCAAAAGGCTGGCACTAATCGTGGTGGTTAGCGTTAGCACTTCATTGATGGTTCAAACAATCGCAGCACCACCTGCAGTACCTCAATTGGTCATCTACAAAGATCGGCCACATTTGATGCAGGTAAATGCAAAAGAAGTAGCCCGCGAGCTACTGACAACCGAACAGTTCAAGTGCTTTTCATTCATAATGGGAAAAGAAAGCGCTTGGCAAGATAAGGACAACCCAACTAGCACCGCATCAGGTGTGGGGCAGTTATTGGATGGTACTTATCGCAATCTTGGAATGAAGCGCAGTAAATCTACTGTTGCCCAAACGATTGCAGCACTGGCCTACATAGGCCGAAAATATGGCTCAGGTGGCCCGTGTGCTGCCAAAGCCTTTTGGTTAAAAAACTCATACTATTGATGGGGGTCAATATGAGCGTTGAAATAGAAACAGGCGTGGTGGATTTTGATGCCAACACTGCCGCTTGGCTTGAGCAATATAAAAATGCCGTAGCCAAGATTAAAGAACTGCAAGAAGTTGCAGATATAGCTCGCGCACACATCGAGCGAGCATTAGGCGATAACGAAACTGGGATGTTCTTGAACCGCCCAGTTGTTCGCTACTCATTTGTTGAATCAAGGCGCTTTGACACCAAACGCGCCCGTGAAATCTTGCCTTCACAAGTAATAGAGGCTCTTGAGATAGTATCTACATCCCGCAGATTCTCTATTGTGAACGAGGACAACTAACAAATGAATTTCACGCCTTTGAACACACCAGCGCAAGAACTTGGACTTGAGTTGCAAAACATCATTACCGAGGCAAGTAAATGGACACCGCGAAGCCAACAGGTTTATATCGGTCCATCTGAAGTAGGACAAGAATGTGTACGCAGACTTTCCTACAAATTGCTGGATTGGGAAAAGGTTAATGAGTCGGGTGGCGGTTCCTGGGCTGCCAATGTCGGTTCCGCCATCCACTCATTTTTAGAAAATATCTTTGCTGCATTTCCTGAGCGTTATGAAGTTGAGCAGAAAGTAAAAATTCGCGCCAATTTATCAGGAACAATTGACCTTTGGGATATTGAAAAAGGTTATGTGCTGGACTGGAAAACAACTTCACCTGCAGGTGTTAAAGCCAAGCGCAGTGAAGGTGCTACCAGCCAACAGATCACTCAGGTTCAGCTTTACGGTTATGGAAAAGCCCAGCAGGGTGTGCAGGTAAATAAGGTTGGCCTTGTTTTCTTGCCAACAGGCGGTTCCATTGAAGATATGCACATTGAATTGTTTGATTATGACGAGCAGGCAGCACTTGATGCACTTGCTCGCCTTGATTCAGTCTATTCATTGTTATCTACCATTGATGTTGAAACAACGCCTGAAATGTGGGCATTGATACCAGCAACACCAAGCCGAATGTGTATGTATTGCCCGTATTACCGACCTTTCAGCACTGATCTATCAGTTGCCTGCAATGGTGATACAGGTGTGTGAGCTTGATGGCTGCGGGTGCGGTATCCCTACCAAAACAATCAATGACATAGCCAAAGAATTGGCTGAACTGACACCACCAACAGAGTTAGAAACAAACTAACACCAAACCAAAAGAAACGGGGGAAAGCCAAATGGCTTTTTCAGCACCTAGCAATAACACAGAATCAGTAAAAGTTGCTGATTTGAACGGACACCTACTTATCCTTGAACCAATTGAATTCAAAACAGGTATTCAAACTGTTCACGGCGAGGCAGATGCAATTGAAGTACGCATCAATGACTTAGACACAGGATTCAATCACGAATCAGTATTGTTCTTTAATGTAGCTTTGAAGAACGCATTGAAAAACAAGATTGGTCAAAAAGTATTGGCAAGAATTTCCACTGGAACTGCAAAGCCTGGAAAGTCAGCGCCGTGGATTCTTGTAGATGCAACAGGCGATGCAGATGCAGTGGCAAAGGCAAACGCATTTATTGGAAACGCGGGTGCGCCTGCGCCAGTTGCAGCAGCCCCTGCCAGTGCCAACATCAATGACCCTGCAGTGCAGGCATTGTTAGCACAACTGGGAGCAAAACCAACTAACTAAACTTCTTGAGGTGCTTGTCCTTTCTACCTCAAGAGATCGGCGTTGTAATGGTTACTAGACGGGAACACATCGGGGGATGTGCTAACAGGTTCGATTCCTGTAACGCCACGCAAGACTTAATGAATGGGGGAACGGGTGAATTTAGGAAAGTTTGATTGCGCAACTGGTTTGATAAATGTTTTATATCAAAAAGATGATTTAATCGTTAGAAATGCGCGTGAAATTGATATTGCCTTTATTGATAAATTGCAAAAAGACAATTCTTATGCAGTTGGTTTTATTCAAAAAACTGTTTGGGATAAATATGTTTTTGGCGGTGAGCGCAATTTTGTTGTTTTCATTTGCGAAAAGAATAATGACCCTGTTGGATATATTTTACTGACACCAGGCAGAGGCCATCACACTTATACAAGAATTCAACAAATTGCCATTAGAGATGATGCAAGAAGATTGGATTATGGTTCAGCCCTAATTGCAGTTGTTCGTGATTTTTGTCAAACATTTCAAAGAACTGGAACAAGATTAAGATGTAGAACAGATTTGGAATCAAACAAATTTTGGAGCGCACTAGGATTTGAAAAATATGGTGTTTGGCAAAAAGGAATGGTTAACCATGTTGGTTTTAAGGCAAGTGCTGACATTAACTTATGGCAAATAGAGCTTAATGACAATATGCCAACATTATTTGAAACAAACGAAGAATTATGGATTCCTGATAAAAATACAAGCAATTTAAGAGCAAGATAGGGGCGATGATGACACCATTTTATGAATTTTTTTGCGATTGTGGCCACAAGGCTGAAGTGTTTTTTCAGATGGATGAAGAAAAGCGCATCATCTGCGAAGGTTGCAAGAAGAAGTTAATGCAACGCAAGTATTCATTAGGTGGCACCATCTTCAAGGGTGACGGATGGGGTGGCAAGTGAAAACTGTTGTTTCTTTGTTCGCTGGCGTTGGTGGTTTTGATTTAGCTTTTGAACGCGCTGGTGCCAATGTTGTTGCATCGGTTGAAATAGATAAAAAATGCCAGGGTGTATTGGCAAAGCATTTCCCACAATCAAAGATTTTCGGAGACATTCAGGGGGTAACAGGTGGACAACTTATTTCAGCAGGATTCGAGCCTTCAAATGGGATTATTTCAGGGGGATTTCCTTGCCAAGATTTGTCGGTGGGTGGAAAACAAGAAGGACTTTCAGGTGCTAGATCAGGATTATTTTGGGAAATCTGCAGAATCCTTGACGAAACCAAAGCGCAAAGTTTCGTTCTCGAAAATGTCGGTGGTTTATTATCGTCAAATAACGGGCGAGATATGCGAACAGTCATCAATGCACTTAATGAGCGCGGGTATGGCATCGCATGGCGCAGTTTTAACTCTCAACATTTCGGAATCGCCCAACGAAGAAAAAGAGTGTTTATTGTCGGATTTCTTGGAGATGGCGGAGAGCGTGCCACCGAAGTATTGGCTATCCAGGAAGGCCGCAGACGGTTTATTGGAACGGGGGGAAAGGAAGAATCAAAGCCTACCGTTGGCTCTCCAAAACGCACTGCTAACGATCTGATTCATACCTTTTCAAAAGCACGCCGCGCCCAAAATGTTGAAGATTACGAAACTTGGGTTGAGCGCGACTTTACAAACACTTTGAACGCATTTGATAACGCCACTGAAATAAGAGCAACAGAATTAGTAGTTTCACAGGGTAGGGTTCGCCGCCTGATGCCAATTGAAATGGAACGGTTGCAAGGCTTTCCTGATAACTGGACTGATGGGCAGGCTGATTCGAACCGTTACAAGCAAATGGGAAATGCAGTATCTGTTCCAGTTGCACAATGGATTGCCGAAAGGATGTTAAATGCCTGAATCCTGCGTGAATTGTGGAAATGATGATGGACCTCACGCAATTTGCACTGATTGCCTTGAGTTGATCGGTTGCAATTGTTTTAAGGGTGAGAATTTAATTGATGATTTTGACGGGGGAACAGAATGAGTGAATTATTACCAATTGCCCTGCGATTTCTTACACAAGGCATTTCAGTGGTTCCAGTTGCCAATGATGGTTCTAAGCGACCTGCATTTGCTTGGCAGCGGTTTCAGCAAGAGTTGCCTATTGCAGATGAATTACTGATGTGGTTCAAAGATGATGTAACTGGCATTGGTGTCATCACTGGCAAGGTATCAGGCAACCTAGAGATGCTTGAACTTGAAGGTCGCGCCGTAGCTCAAAAGATGCACCTTGATATTGCAGAGATTGCAAACAATTCAGGGCTGGGTGATTTATGGAATAACCTGAACGCTGGTTATGTGGAGATAACACCTTCAGGTGGGCTTCATTGGCTTTACCGTGTATCCAATGGTGAATTGCCAGGCAACACAAAGTTGGCACGCAAACCTGGTGAAAACGGCGGGGTTGATGTGTGGGCGGAAACTAGATCAGAGGGTGGCTTTACCATCACCGCACCTTCAGGTGGTAGCACTCACCCAAGCGGGGGCAATTGGACATTGATAGGTGGCTCAATTGAAACAATCCCAACAATCACAATGGAGCAACGAGCCGCGCTTCACAATATCTTTGCAATGTTTGATGAGATGCCTAAAGCTGAAAGTCTGCAACAAGAAGTTGCCACTAAGCACGATGGCGTTCTAACACCTGGCGATGATTACAACCTACGCACAACTTGGGAAGAATTGCTACTGCCTCTTGGCTGGGCCGTTGTCTATCGCAAAAATGAGGCAACAATTTGGCGCAGACCAGGCAAGGCCGAAGGCATTAGCGCAACCACCAACTTCAATGGCAATGATAAGTTCTATGTATTCTCAACTAGCACGCAATTTGATGCTGAAACCTCATACTCTAAGTTTGCCTTTTACGCCACACTCAAACACGGTGGAGACTTCAAGGCAGCAGCCAATGATTTAAGAAATCAAGGCTACGGGGCGCAGGGGCTGAATTCTTTTGATTTAAGCAATTCACTGATGCCCACAAACTCACTACAAAGCCCGCCACAAGTCACACAAGGCGATTTAAGCGAAGATGAATCCAGTTGGAAACCAATTGCCCTGAAAGATTACTTTGACGGGCTATTTCAGGCACCTATTGCAACAATCTTAAAGCGTTCAGATGGTCACGGCCTTATCTACACTGGTCGAGTTCATTCCATTTATGGTGAGTCAGAATCAGGTAAATCGTGGGTTGCTCAGATTGCCACCGCTGAGTGCTTGAAAAATGATAAAAAAGTCATTTATATAGATTTTGAATCAGACCCAATAGATGTGGTGAATAGACTCAAGGCGCTAGGCGTATCGCGTGCCAATCTGTTGCAATACTTTTCGTACATCCGCCCTGACGGTCCACGCGATGTGGATGACCCTTACTGGCAAGCCATCCTTGAAGCTGACAGTGCCGAATTGGTCATTATTGATGGTGTTACCGAATCCCTGACAATGTGGGGTGGCGAGACTAAAGATAATGATGCCATCACCCGCTGGATGCGCATATTTCCAAGAACAGTTGCCACCGCCAGTGGCGCTGCCGTTGTGCTTATTGACCACATCACCAAAAATGCCGAGACACGGGGGCGGTTTGCCATTGGCGGGCAGGCAAAACTTGCCACCATTGATGGCGCTGCCTATCTCGTAGAGCCTCTTGAGGCACTTGCCCCTGGGCGAACAGGCACGCTGACAATGAGAGTTACTAAAGATCGCCCTGGGTTTATCCGCAAGATTGCGGGTATGTGGCGCAAATCAGACCGAACTCAAGAGGCAGCAGTTTTCACTATTGATTCAACTAGGGCGCAGATGGAGTATGTAATTGGTGTGCCAATAGCCGAAGATGAGCTAGAGAGCAACAAAGAGTTCAAGAAGCAAAAAGAGGTTGCCGAGTTTATCCACAACCATCCAGGGGCTTCACGGCGATTGGTGGCTGAAGGCATTACTGGGTCAAAGGATGCCATTGGAGAGCGATTGTCGGACTTGGTGGCAGGTGGCTGGGTCGAGAATCGTGGCAACGACCGTTCATTTATTCTGTACATCACCGACTTAGGCAAGAGCCATTTCAACCTTTTGGATGCCGAAATTACCCAATTGAAGGTGAACTAAGGTGTACCGTACTGTACCTTTTGTGTACCTTTTTATTTTAGGTACACAGGCAGTTATGAGCGTGATCGGTGTGCGTACTGTACCGCTTATGTATATAAGCGGTAATAGGTACACCATCACGATCGGTACAGGTACGCCTAATGAGTGAGTTAGATTTCAAACCGATTACTTGCCACAAATGCGGCAACCTAGTGTGGGCAGGGGTGTCAGCAACTAGCCGTTGCGACATCAAACTTGATACAGACCGACTCAACATTATTCAAGAGATTGAAAAGTTATCCACAGGCATTGGAACCTACGAAATCCACCGCACCAGCCAATCCTTTGAAGCTACCCGTAGGACACCGATAAGGATGGGTTCTAAAGAGCCAATCGTTCTTGCCACCCACACCTGCAGGTCAATGACCATCTTTGTGCAAGAGCCACCTGAATACTTCCCACGACCACAAACCACAACAACAAGTGAGGTGCCATTTTGAACTGCAACATCTGCCAGCGCCCGACAGAGACAACCACCTGCCGCCGATGCCATAAGGCAATAATTGTGTGGCTCACAAATATACCTGAGTTGCAGTATCAGGCAGGCTTTTACATTGAACCAGGCAGATCAGGCTCAGGCACCGTCAGCGCCGAGCGCTCAATCGGTGTCAATGTGAACGCGCTGGATTACTCAATGGCAATTGAATTGCTAGGCATCCTTCATAGTTGGGAGTCAGAGATTCGAAGCGCTAGGCAGTTGACACCGCCTGCGCTGCTGAAGAAGGAACGAACAACAGATATGGAAGTTCAGGTTGCCTGCGACTTTCAACTTGCCCACCTTGATTGGACACTAGGCCAAGAATGGGCAGCAGATTTCTACAATGAAATCAAAGAGCAGTATGCAAAGGGAATGGCTGCTGCAAAGCAATTTGTTGAGCAACCCCGCCGAATCCCATGCCCAACAGATGAGTGTGGCAAGTATGTGGTTATTGATGCAGAAAACCTTATGGCAGATGTGACTTGCTTTGGGTGCAAGCAATCGTGGACAGTGTTGCGATTGGTGGCGTTGGCAATGAGTAATCCCAATCGTAAGTTCTTTTTAGATGTTGAGGCAATAGCTTTATGGTTGGGCATCAGCCAACGGCAAGTGCATAAGATTATTAAAGCCAATGGCATTGCCAAGAATGGCAAGATGTATGACTTGGCAGCAGTCATTGCCAACAGATAAAACTTGACAGAAAAGTTCTAAATCCTTTGCTACACTTTCGTTAACAGGTATTGCCATCCACTTAATCAGCCCAGCCAATAGGTTTGGGCTTTATTCATTTATGGGATAGGTATGGATACCGAGACAATACAAGAGATAGATGAGGCGTTATCACACGCCGTAGATACTCGCTCCAAAACAATTGATTCTAAGAAACACATCGTTGATAAGTTTATTGACGATCTACTTGATAGCCGATTGGAGCTAACCAAATGCTAAGCATTGCGGTAACAGTCGGTGATGTGTCAACAGACATTGTGACAGATCAGCCAATGTCATTTGAAGGAATCGAAACATTATTGTTAAGAGCGACTAACTCAACTCTTGATGCTTACAATCGTTATGTGGTTGTGAATGAGGATTTGGAATCTTTAACAGAGGATGATGAGTAACACACAATTTTGTAAGAAGTGCAACACAGATAAACCTTTAACAAAGTTTCATCACGATAAGCGAACACCTAACAAAAGAAGAACTACTTGCAATGATTGCAGAAACCAGCACAAAAGAGTTACCAACATTTCATCAAGTCATAGAAAAGATTTGCTTGAAGAACAGAATAACTCTTGCGCTATTTGTGGAATCAATCAAAGCGAGACAGTACGAAAGTTAAGTGTTGACCATAACCACGAAACTAATCAGGTGCGTGGATTATTGTGCAACAGTTGCAACTTAGGCTTAGGACAGTTCAAAGATTCTGTTGTGTTCTTATCGTATGCGATTGAATACTTGGAGCGTTACGATGGTATTACCTAGACCGTGTGCAGGATGTGGTCGAGTAGTGCGAGCAAGTAGATGTTTAGAATGTCAGCGCATTAAAGACAGAGGCCGCCCCACCCGTACCCAGCGTGGCTACGACTACAGTTGGAACAAGCTAAGCAAGCAACTAAGAGAGCAGCAACCTTTCTGTTCAATAGCAGGTTGCACCAATAAAGATTTAACAGTTGATCACATCATTCCTTTAAGTGATGCACCGTGGTTACGGCTAGAAATTACAAACTTGCAAGTGCTATGCCGCCTTCACAATTCTCGCAAAGGTAACGCATAGCACACTGCCCCCCCGTGGCACTACTGGGTACGGGTACAAAGTTGCGCAAGCGTGCGGGGTATAAAC